GCAATGTACGAATGAGCTAGGCATACCGACCCCCAGCACGGTCGCGGGTAACACCAGTCAGGAAACCGTGCAGTTGTTGGCGTTGATGAACGCCGTCGGGTACGAGATGCTGCGTCGTGCTGATTGGCGAGAACTGACCAAGCCTCACACGTTTTACACCGAGGCAACGTCTACCACGGGAACGTGGACGACGAGCAGTTACACGATTACCGGCATCCCCTCTACGGCGGGGCTGTCTACATCGTATCAGGTGCAGGGCGTTGGCATCCCGAACGCGACCTACGTTACGGCGGTAACCAGCGCCAACTCGGTAACGATTAACTACGCGCCGACCGAGGCGCAGGTAGGCGGCAATCTGGTTTTTCAGAAGATCAAATACGATCTGCCGTCGGACTACAACAGCACCGTAAACCGCACGCATTGGGACAAGAGCAAGCGGTGGGAAATGCTTGGCCCCGAGTCAGCGCAGCAATGGGAATGGCTGCTCTCGGGCTATATCAGCACCGGCCCGCGTGTGCGCTGGCGTTTGTACGGCAAATACTTCCAGATTTGGCCGGGAATGAACGCAGGCGAGTTGCTGGGGTTTGAGTACCGCAGCAACGCATGGGTAGAAAGCGCGACCGGCCTCGCCAAAACCAGCTTTACCGCTGATGATGACCGCTGCATCTATCCAGATCGCGTCATCGTACTTGGCACCAAGCTCAAGTATTTTGAGGCCAAGGGCTTTGACACAACCGCGCTGTACCGCGATTACTTGATGGAGCTAGAAACGGCCATTGCGCAGGATGTGGCCGCTGCAAACCTCTCGTTTGCCCCGCGCCCGGGTACGGTGTTGATCGGCTACGACAACATCCCCGACAGCGGGTACGGCACGGATAGCCAGTAATGGCCTCGCCCGTTCGTCGCAGTCGGCTGATTCAGCGCACGCAGGCCAATGTGGCCTCGCTCCCCGCCCCCGTGGGCGGTTGGAACGCCCGCGATGCGCTTGCCAACATGGCCCCGACGGACGCCGTAACGCTGGACAACCTATTCCCCGGCGTTTCCAGCGTGACGTTGCGCGGTGGCTACGACAAACACGCTACCGGCATGACAGGGCAGATAGAAACCCTGATGGAGTACAGCGCCGGGTCAACGGATAAGCTCTTTGCCATCGTCGGCGGAAATATTTACGACGTTACGTCAGCCGGTGCGGTAGGTGCGGCCAAGGTCAGCGGGTTATCTAATAGCCGCTGGGAAGCCGCCAACATTACGACCTCAGCAGGCGGGTATTTGTACGCAGCCAATGGCGTTAACAAGCCGCTGCTATTTGACGGCACCAACTGGACAGCGATTGACGGCGTATCCACGCCCGCCATTACAGGGGTCACGACCACCTCGTTAATGCAGCCCACCCTGTTTAAGAACAGGATGTGGTTCATCCAAGTAGACACGCTGAAGGCGTGGTATTTGCCGACGGCATCGGTGGGCGGTGCGGCACAATCACTTGATCTGTCGTCAGTCGCCAAACTCGGCGGCAAGTTGGTTGCAATGGCAACGTGGACGATTGACGCTGGCTATGGCGTTGACGACAACCTTGTGTTTGTGACCGATAAGGGCGAGGTCATCGTTTATCGCGGCACCGATCCCTCTAGCGCATCCACATGGGCGCTGATCGGCGTGTGGATCGTTGGTGCGCCAATCTCGCGGCGTTGCCTGATGAAGTACGGCGGCGATCTCCTTGTGTTGACGCTGGATGGCCTCGTACCGCTTGCCTCTGCGCTGCAATCGTCACGGCTTGATCCCAACGTGGCGCTGTCGGACAAGATTCAAGGCGCGTTTGCAACAGCAGCGCGAACGTATAAAGAGAATCACGGTTGGGCGTTGCAGTATTACCCGCTCAACAATGCCCTAATTGTCAACATTCCGACGGGCAGCGGCTCGCAACAGCAGTTTGTGATGAACAACATCACGAAGGCGTGGTGTCGGTTTACCGGCTGGTATGCGAACTGCTGGGCGTTGCTTGGCAACGAGCTGTATTTCGGCAGCGACGGTTACGTTGCAAAGGCATGGACGACGGGAACGGGGTCAGCCGGGTACAACGACAACAACCAAGCGATCAACACCAAGGCATTGCAGGCTTTTAACTACTTTGACACCCGTGGCGTCATCAAATACTTCACCCGTGGGCGCACCACGACATATAGCAACGGCCAGCCGACCATTGGCGTCGGCATCGCCGTGGATTTCCAAACCGATGACTTCCTCGGTGCGCTCTCGTTTGTGGCGACCAACTACGGCCTATGGGATGTGGGACTTTGGGATCAGGCCATTTGGGGCAGCAACACGATTGCCAATAACACGGTCGTCGGGTTGAGCGGCGTCGGATATTGCGGCGGCATCATCTTCAACAGCAGCAGTAAAAATGTGTCGTTGGAGTGGGCCTCAACGGATGTGGTGTATCAACTCGGATGGGCTGGAATATAGTCAGCGGCCCTCAAGTGGGGGCATGGGTTACGGCGCAGACCGAAGGGGCGTTTGACCCTGAGCGGTCGGTCGCTATCGGATTGGAGCGTGACGGCGCGTTGGTCGCCGGGACGGTATACGAGAACTGGAACGGGAAATCCGTGGTTTGCCATATCGCATGGCAGCGGGTGACCCCAGCGTATATGGCGGCGGTGTATGACTATGCGTACAACGTTGCAAATGTTGATAAGATCATAGGGCCAATAAGCAGCAACCATACCCGGGCGCTCGCATTGGTCAGCAAGATGGGATTTTCGGAAGAAGCGCGGATAAAGGATGCCGCGCATGACTCTGGAGATATTGTTTTGATGACGCAGACACCCGACAAGTGTCGTTTCTTGGAGCCTCGGTATGGGCAAAAAATCACCGGCACCGCCACCGGCACCTGATTACGCAACCCTTGCAATCAAGCAGGGTGAAGCCAATTTGGCTGCTGCCAAGCAGTCGGCGTATATGTCCAATCCAAACATATACGGGCCGACAGGCAGTCAGGTCGTATCGTGGACAAAGACTCCGCAGGTAGACACCGACGCATACCAGAAAGCGTTGCAGGCGTACTACGACCGACAGGCACAGTACGGCCCTGATTACGAGGGCGTGGAACCGACGCAAGAGCAATTTACAACGTACATTGAACAGCCGACGATTTATCAAAGCCTTGGAAGTGACGCCGCATTACAAGCCCTGCGCTCCCAAGAGCGTGCGCAGTTATCCATGTCGCAGGCCGCCGAAGGCGCGGCAAGCGGTTTGCGTAACCTTGGGATTGCCTCGGCCTTTGATGCACGCAATCTGCCGGGACTAGAGTACCGCGTTGCGGGCGGCGGCCCGATTACGAGCGCGATCCCGCAGCAAGAGGTGCCGGGGTTTACCGACATTGGTTATGCGCGAGAGGGGTTAATTAACGCCCCGACCGCAGGTTATACGCCAACAGGTGCTTATTACAGCGAGGCGCTGCCCGGTCAGGTTTCGGCAGGGCAAGCCGCATACGCTGGCCCTAGCGCCCCAACCGACCTAATACGCGCCGATGCTGGCCCCTTTGGCCCAGTTGCGGCCCCAACGGGGCAAGCGTTTGGCATGGCGGGCGCTGGCCCCGGCGCGGGTTTGTTTGGGTTTGCAGGCGGTGGCCCGCAGGGCATTAACTTGCAGGGACTTGACCTCACCGGCCTCGGTGGCCCGCAAGCCGCTCCTGCGCAGGGACAGTTTGGTTACGCCCAACAGTTTGTGGGCGGCCCGCAGCTTCAGGGGCAAATAGATGTATCGCAGCTTGCTGCCGCCCCGGTGCAGGCAGGCACGACGGCGCAGCAGGCCATTATGTCGCGCCTTGCCCCGCAGTTGCAGGGCGAACGTCAGCAGCTTTACACGCAGCTTATTAACCAAGGTTTGCGCCCGGGCGGCGAAGCGTTTAACGCCGCGATGTCGGCGCAGATGCAGAAAGAAAACGATCTGCTACTGCAAGCCGCCGCGCAGGGCATCAGCCTTGACCAAGCCGCTCGTCAGCAGGGCTTTGCTGAACAGCAGGCCCGCGCCATGTTTGCCAATCAAGCGCAATTGCAAGGCTTTGGGGCGGGCATGGAACAGGCGGGGCTGTATAACGTCGGCCTCGGCCAGAACGTGCAGCAAGCCCTTGCCACGCAGGCCGCGCAGAATCAGGCGCAGCAGCAGGCGTTCCAGCAGCGGTTGCAGGCCGGTGAGTTTGGCCGTGAGGCGCAATTGGCCTCGTTCCAGACGGGTCAGCAAGCGCAAGAGGCGCAAAACCGCGCTATCGCACAAAACTTTGCACAGGCACAGGCCGCGCAGGAAGCGCAAAACCAAGCCATCGGCCAAAACTTCCAGCAGGCGTTAGCCGCGCAACAAGCGCAAAACGCCGCGTTGGGTCAGGGCTTTGGTCAGGCAATGGGCGCAGCGGAATTTAACCGCGCTGGGCTTCTCGCGCAGTTTGGCATGGGTCAACAGGCGCAAGAACTAGCAAACGCCGCCGCCGCGCAAAATTTTCAGCAGCAAGTCGCCGCGCAGCAGGCCAATCTCGCCCGACAAGCGCAGCAGTCAAGTCAAGCCCAGACGGCAGCGCAGTTTTACAACCAAGCGCAAGCGCAGGCCATGCAGCAGGAGTTGGCACGTCAGCAAGCGCAGAATGCCGTGCAGGGCCAGACATTCCAGCAGATCGTGCAGCAGCAAGAAGCGCGTAACGCCGCACTCGGTCAACGGTTTAATCAGGACATGGCAAGAATTGCCGCCCAGAACCAAGCCGCACAGCAGCAGTTCCAGCAAAACCTTGCGCAGCAGCAGTTCTACAACACGGCTGTGCAACAGGCGCTTGCCCAGCAGGCTGCGATCCGCTCGCTGCCGGTCAACGAGATCAGCGCGTTGCTTTCTGGCGGTCAGGTGGCTGTGCCGCAATTCCAAGGCTACCAAGGCGTCAGCGTCGCGCCCGCGCCGATATTTCAAGCGGGTCAGGCGGCGGGCGACTTTGCGCAAAAGAATTACCAGAACCAAGTTGGCTCATACAACGCAGGCATGGGATTACTTGGAAGCCTTGCCGGGGCAGCAGGCACCGCGATTGGCGGGCCGTTGGGCGTTGCGGGGTTGTTTACATCAGATCGCCGCTTGAAATCCAACATCGTGCGCGTCGGAACACACCCGCTCGGCATTGGCATTTACGAGTATGACTTATTCGGCGAGCGTCAACGTGGCGTGATGGCCGATGAGGTTGAAACGGTTGTGCCAGAAGCTGTCGTAACCGGCGCAAATGGCTACAAGATGGTCAACTACGGCTTACTTTGAGGTTTAACTAATGAACGGTTTTCAACCAGATCGTAGGCCGCAGCAGATGGCGCGTATGCTTGCCATGCAAGAGCGCAACTCCTCGCTGAACGCACCCCCGGGGCAGCGTGACATGGCTTATCGCCAGACGGCAGGACTCGGTTACGCACAGCCGACGCCCAACGTCGCCCCCGGCGTGCCGCCGCAGGCCATGAACTTTAACGGCCCTCCGCAGGCCATGCAGGGTGGTCGCCCGTTTGGCTACGGTCAGAGCATGGGCGGCACAGGAATGATGGGCATGGGCGCACCGCGTAACGCGCCGATGCGTTCCCCGCAGGTCGGCATGGGGGTACGCCCCCGGGTTTCTTCTCCCGGCATGACGACCCCGCAGGGCGGTCGGTACAGAGGAGATTTTGACGATGGCGCAGAATAGACCCCGATACGTCAGCACGTTTCGCGCACCGACCGAGTACGAACTTGAGGTAGAGCGTGCGCGTCGGCAGAAGGCGCTGGCAGAAGCCCTTGCGCAGCAAGAATATCAGCCGATGGAGGGCGCAGCTGCCCCGATCCCGCGTGCTGCACCGCTTGTTAAGGCGTTGCAGGGTTACCTGACCGCTCGCGCTGGACGGCAGGCCGAGGAGGCCGCGTCCAAAGCGGGGCAAATGCAGGAAGAATACGCACGGCGCATGGCTGGTCGCATGGAAGGCGGGTATGTGCCGCCTAGCAAGGAAGAAGCCGCTCGCGTGTTCAATGAAGGCCAGCGCACTCCCGAGCAAATCATGGCGGCTACGCCCGCCGAAACCACGCTGCGAGAAATTACGCCAACGTCTCGTTACGTCAAAGCGCCCGAAGAGGCGCTTGCGATGGCATCTACGGGGCTTGGCGCGGCTGCGCTTAAAGATCGCCCAATCATGGCGGCGCGTCTTGCACAAATGCTTGAATCAGAAAAATTCTATGCGCCAACGGAAACTGAGGAAGGATTGGTGCAATACGGCGAGCGCGGAGGAATAAAGAAAACTGGCGTAAAAGCGGCTCCTAAAACGCCGCCGCCAACCAATCTCCGAAAACTTATAGATGAACGTGATGCGTTGCCGTCAGATAGCCCTCAACGCGCAATTTATGACGCAGCAATTAAAGCGGAAACAGAGGGCAAAGGAACAACTATTCAAATGCCGCCGACTGCGCGGGATTTGCAAAAAGATGAAAGCGGTTTACGCGATCAGTTGCAAAGCAGGCTGAAAGAAATGGATTGGGCGGGAACGCAAAGCGCCATGCAGCGTATTGTGACGGCTCCTAATACGCCGATTGGCGACGTTGATATTGTGTATGCGGTTGCCAAAGCCGCAGATTCAAGCGGCGCTGTTCGTAAAGAAGATTTTGATTTAAGGGCAAAAGAAGGCAGTTACGGCGGCCAAATCAAATCTTGGTACGAAGAAGCAAAAAGCGGAAGAATGTTGCCAGAAAGACGGCAGCAACTTATAGATTCAGCAATGCAGTTTTACCAAGCGCGTGAAGCTAACGTTAATAAATTGTTGGCCGATTACACAGGCATTGCTCAACGAAGCGGATTAAACGTGGAGAATGTTGTTGGGCCGTTTAAGCCAATGCCGTTGTGGTCAGCAGACGATGAAAAACGGTTGAACGAGTTAAGGAAAAAAGCAGCGGGAGGCGCAAAATAATGCCTCTTACGCCAGAAGAATTGAAAGAATTGCAGATGTTAGAGGCCCGTAAATTGCAAACGCATGGGCGATTTACGTTGCCAGTTTCAGAACCCGAATCTGAAGAATTCAAAATGGGCCGCAGATTGCCGCCCTTTGTCCGTGGTGCGTCTAAATTTTTAGAAGGCGCATCGTTAGGCTTATACCCAGCCGTTTTACCGCCAAAAATGGAAGACATCATGCGCGGTGGGTCAAAGCAATTTTCAGAGGATTATCCAAAAACATCGTTTGCGTTTGACGTTTTTTCTTCAACGGTGCCGTCTATTATTTCTGGCGGCACCGGCGCAATGGTTCGCCCTGCTGTCACGGCAGCGACCGCATTACCAGCCGAAATGAGCATGGCGCAACGCGCAGGCACCGCTGCAATACAAGGCGGCACCGAAGGCATGATTTCTGGCGGCGCTTATTCGCAAGCAAAAACGCCAGAAGATATGATGAAAGACATTTTGCTAGGTGGTTTCACGGGCAGCGTAGGTGGCGCAGGCACTAGCGGGGCGACTGGCGTTTTGGGCAACGTTGCAATGAACGTTGGAGAAAGAGCTTCTCAAAGAGTTGCGCTTTCAGAGGCGCAAAAACGTCTCATTCAAGCATTGATTCGCGACACGCCACCGGGGCAAGAGTTTTCACCTGCTGCAAAAGCCAGATTGCGTGCGTTAGGGGTAGAAGGGTCAATTTTGGATACGGGCGTAAACGCTCGGCAACTCGCTGACCTTCTCGCCACAATCCCCGGTCGCGCTCAAACAGAATTGCGTGATTTTGTGACAAGGCGTGCCGAAACTCGCGGTGAACGCATGGCACGAGCTGGACAAGAAAGCCTTGAAACGGGTGGCAAACGATTGTTGTCTACCCTTGACGATCTTGCTGAACAGCGCACCCGTGATGCTGGCCCGCTGTATCGTCGTTTGGAACTGTTTACGGTTAACGATCCGTCTGGAACTATTGCAGATATCGTGCAACGCGCTAACGAACTTGGCGCGACAAACATTGCAAAAGAAATTGCCAAAACGCACAAGATAACGCGAGGCGGCAAAGGCTGGACGCTTACAGGCGCAGAAACCAATACGTTTTACGCTTCTGACCTTGCAAACATCAAGGAAGGTCTTGATGACCTTGTAAGAAAAGAAAAGGATGCGGTAACGGGCAAAATCAGCAAACTTGGACTATCTTATGAAGAATTAAGAGACAAGCTGCGTACCGAATTAGTAAATCGCACGCCAGACCCAGAAACCGGCGAATCAATTTACGCTCATGCGTTAGATGCTTGGGCTGGCCCAAGCGCCGCAAGAGACGCAGCCGAGTTGGGTAGCACGGTTCTTAACCGTAGCGTTTCCGCAGATCAGTTGCGTAAAGATTTGGCAAAAATGTCTGAATCTGAGCTTGAGGCTATGCGAATTGGCGCATTTGAGGCCATCCGCGACAAGGTAGGTACGTCTAAAGCGGGGCGCACCGAAATGATGAAC